CAGGACGGTGTTCCCGTTTACGAGATCACCGATCAAATCTCAAATTCAATTATTTCCTCATGTCTCCTTAACTACTCAAAAGTAGTTAGGGAAATTAAGGATTTTCGAAAAAAGTTTCGTAAGGCATGTTTCGAAAAACGAGACATGCCTGTCGACACTTACCGACATATGTCTTGGGTTGTACCTATTGTAAAACAATACAATAAGCACTTCTCAAAAACTAATTCAAAACAGAAGATGTTTCGAGTCTGCACTTTCGCGCAATCTCGATCAACTGGACTCGCCGACAAACGAATGGTGGAAGAAACCATCAATCAATTTGTGACGAACGTCACAACTAAACGCGAATTCAGCCCTAATCAGACGCTTATAGAAGCGGTTGAAGAGGTAACAACTGATCTTGTATTTGACGCAGACGGGATATCGCCGCACTTTCGTGCGTCGATGTCGACATCCGCTTGTAAAGAAAGTTCGCGGAAATCTGAAGGCAAATTTGGCTATCTACGTAAGTTGATACGTCAAAATGTCCTCGCTCCCCCAACATTTCCCGACCCCGATTCCGAGGGCGGTGGTATTGGGACGCCACTATGGTGGCGTGCGTTCAGAAAGTTTGAATCGAACGACATTGACGTTTACAACGTCAATGTCGCTGGAATCAGAGAAAACGGAAAATGTAGAGTGGTCACTAGTGGATCATTCTACAAAGATATATTATTACAACCATTCTCCCATCTCACTATAGAGATGGCGAAAAATAACCCAGTTTTGGAGCAAGGCTTCAAAGCTGCAAGGTTAGGATGGGAGTTTGCTTTATCAATTGACAATCTCGACCCCGTAAGGGGAGAGATTCTCTTTGAGGAGGATGTCTCTGCCCTCTCCTTTGATTTGGAGAAGGCAACAGACATTCCAACACATGAAAGTGGAAGGTTCGTCATGAGACCAGTCTTAGAAAAGATGGGTCTTGACAAGCCAAAAATCGATATAATACTGTCCGCTTGGGTAGGGGATAAAAACCTCTACCGAAACGGTAAGTATATTGGAAAAATGGTAAACGGTATCCCAATGGGAGACCCGTTGACCAAAACAAATTTGTCATTAGTGCATCCCATCTGTTCTCTGTACGCCAAGAAGAGAATAGGACGCAGGATAATCACTCTGGGAACTGGAAATGGGGACGACGGTAATCAAATTGCCGCCGGCCCCTTCCGGTTAAAATATTTTGAATATTTCCTAGAAGCTGCAGAGCTTCTAGGTTATAAACAATCAATAGATGATACTTTCATCACAGACGACTGGATGACGTACTGTGAGGAAGTATTCAGAATACCAATAGATCGTTTTCACACCGTTCGAAACGGTGTGAGAATATCTGATTCAAGAATTTCTCCGTATCTTGATCACCCTAAAGGAAGGTTGATCATCGATACCAAGAAAGACAGACAAGAGTTCTCATCTGATCCAAAAGGGAAATATACCCTTCTTGGAAAAGATATGGACTATGTAATGAAGGACTCGGGGACAGGAATAAACTTCCTGTACTCGATTTCTTCAGCATGTCAAGATGTTTGTCTAGGTTTACGAGATCGGTATGAACCGGTCTCGTTGCCCAGACAAATCTTTGGAACCGGGAAACCACCTTCCTTATGGAACGTGGAAACCTGGGTATATCAAATTCAATCTCAGCGAAAGTGGCCCAAATGGGTCACTATCACTGTCATGAAAGAATTAATTGGTGAATTCCCACTACACCTCGCAAATTTGAGAGGTGTAATGAGAGATTCAAAACATTTTGCTGGTGAGGGAATCCTCGAGGTATTGAGTATACCAGAGGATGACCCCATCAAGAAATATCGAATTGTTAAGGGATCTGAATGGGATAAATTCCCAGACGGAGTCCTCGACAAATTAGTAATGGGGGGGAGATTGGTACGCGAGAGCAAGCTCTCG